ATGCATGGGAGCACCAGGGACCACCAGGACCACCACCCTCAATTGGGGTGGTGCTCCCAACTGCCGGACCGGCGGAAGCACCGGGACCACCACCAGCCAAGCGGTAAGCGACTTCCGTGCGAGTGTTCTTTTGGATGGTGCAGCGCACGACCTCACCGCGCTCGATAAGCTCGTTGATCAGGTCATGGATGTAGCGCGCGCCAACACCAGCCGTCTCTCGAATCACGCGCGGCGTCTCACCGTCCGGATACAGCCGCATGGCGTCGATCACTGCCCGGCGCTGACGTTCTGTCTTGGTCTCTTGTTGGCTTTGCTTACGGGCCTCTGTGGCCTCGGAACGCTGGCTGTACGCTTCACTGGCCGCGATCACGGTCACATCCCAAATCCGTCCGCCGGCGTCTTGACGTGTTCGTTCGTCGATATCGAGCCCCCATAAACCGCTATGGCCGGCGCTACCTCCCGCCGACATCCACAGTTCGCTATGTCCACCGCGCTCCGGGTCATACTTGACGCGGCGGTTGAGCAGAATCCATTGCCGTACGAATTCCTGAAACCCGGCCCAAGCAATGTTTTCGAGTTCGGCCGGCTCATAGGGATCGGCAATGCCCTTTTTCAGATGATGGCACAAAATGGGTGTGCAATTTGTTTCCTGCGCGAGCTCGGCCAGAGACTTGAGCAGTCCGCCTACGATAAATAAGTTACCGGCGTCGTCGCCCAGGCTCATCATCATGAGATACGTCGGGTCGAGAATCAGTACTTCAAGCGAGTGTCGCTGAATGAAGTCCTTCAAAGCGGCCGTATGCAGCACATGCCCTAGCTGTGGCACGTCAAAGCACCAAATTGCGTTATCGCAATTAGCTAATGCGAAGCCCTTGGACTCAGCGATCCGCTTGGCCGTTTCCTGGACGGTCGCGGCACCCGACTCACCCGACATCACACCGACTCGCGTGGGCTGTGCTACGGGAAAGCGATTCAGAAAGAATCCGCCGGTTGCCAGCGAAATAGCCAAATCGATACTGATATTCGTCTTGAGCGATTTCTTGGGGCCAGCCAAAACGCCTGGCTGCCCGCGCACCAAGAGTCCGTCGATCAAGTAGTTGAGTTGATAGTTGCTACTAGCCAATTCGCGCGACGTAATGCCCGAGAACTCGATGCCCGGCTTCGACGGTACCGGGCGCATTTGCTCATAGTGGTTTTCAATGAGCGCTACGGACACTTCATCGGGGGCATACCGGGCCATGCTCGCGGCAATGTTATCCACCTCACGCTGCGTAAGCGGAGGCGAACAGCGGTCGCGATTTGCCTGCGCGATGGCCGCCACAATTTCAGCTTGCGACATTCCCACGCGGCGCATCGCGCCGGCCAGTTTGGCAAGCGTGGCGTTTCGCTGTCCACTTGGTATCTGGTTGGCGTCGGTGGGGACCGCTACGGCACGCGGCGTAGAAGCGCTGCGTGTGGAAAGTGCTTGCACGAGCCACGCAGGCGGCTCAGGCAATTGGGACGGAACTACATCCAGTTCCATCCCGGGTGTCCAACGGTATGCGACACCATTGACGACGGACGGCGCAGCGAGCACATAGCCACCGTCGGCACGGGTATCTACACGGGGCGCGATGACTCCCGTAGTGCAGCGGCAAACGAGGCCGCTAGGTTGTCGCCAGTAGTAATGCCGGCCCTGGCGTGGTGTTGTGGCTGACGGGGCGGCAGCAAGCTCTAGGAGCTTATCGGGATCGCCTTTGAGCCACGCATTGTCAGCGCCGTCGACATCGACGACCAGCAACCCCTGCGTGGCGATTCCGATGTTCGCAGCGGGATGCCGTGACCACCACGCCTCGATCTGTTCGGTATCGGTCGTCGCATCTTGAAAGCCGTGCTCCGTGAGCGGTGTTTTCCCGCCAGGCGCGCACGGGAACACGGAATAACCGAGTTCGGCATAATTGAGCGCAGCCTGGAGGAGAGAAATTGTCATCGCTAGAACGGGATGTCCTCCTCGTTAAAGCTCGATGTGGCCGGAAGCGCCTCGGGTCTCGGGCCCAGCCGGTAATCCACAATGCGGTCATACCTTTCACCTGCGGTGCTACGGACGGTGATTCTTTCGGTGTGGGCTAGGCCACCGGCGTCCGCAATTTCGACCGCCCGCTCCGCAGTGTCCGGCACTGGGTCGGGTGAGCGTGCGCGCCACCAAGCAATTGCTTTGTGTCGGGCGTACCCTTGGTGTTCAATGCAGATGAATTCGCATTGGTAGTGGTTGAGCCCTAAACGGTAATCAACTCGCATGCTGCGTGGAGCATCGTCGCTGGCGTCTCGCTTTGTATGCACGCTATACGACACATCGCGCACCGCATATTCAGTATCAGTTGACTGGTTCGTGAGCACTCCCGCGCTCGATGCACGAGCGTCCACCGGCTGTCTTTGCGGCGGCGGGAACGCGTGTCCACAGTCCGGGCAGTGAGCATAGCCGGCGGCAATCAGCGAACGGCACTCCGGGCACTCTTTGACAGGAGCTTCTCCGTGACGACTTGCGCGCTCGCCGACGACAAGCTGATCCACGGGGCCATGCCTTAGCGCGTTGCCGCCGAAATCGAGGATCAAACAATTCTGCTTGTCGGGGTGCAAACGGAAGCCGCGACCCACCATTTGATAGTAGAGACCGGGTGACATGGTCGGACGCAACAGGGCAACGCAGTCGATGTGGGGCGCATCAAAACCGGTTGTGAGCACGTTTACGTTACACAAGTATTTGAGATCACGACGTCGAAACCGCTTCAAGGTCAGATCGCGGTCGGCATCCGGTGTGTCTCCGGTGACAAAACCGCATTCGATTCCGTGATTTGCCGCCAGCGTGCGCACGATATGTTGGCCATGCATGACGCCACTAGCAAAGATGAGCACCGCATTGCGATTGATTGCGTAATTGGCAATTTCGCTGCAGGCAGAAGCTACCAACTTCTGGTCGTCCATGATGTGTTCGAGTTCGCTGGCTGCGAACTCGCCGCCACGCAACTGCACGTCGCTAATGTCAGCCTTTTGCATGCCGCCCTTGGTGATTAGCGGGCACAAATAGCCTTGCGCGATGAGCTCACGCACACCAATCTCGTAGCAAACATGATTCAAGACGTTGGTTGCAGTGCATACCGGGCCCGTCTTGAGCCGAAATGGCGTCGCCGTAAAACCGACCACTCGCAAATGGGATGAGCGTGCCTGGGCTTCGGCCAGGAACTGGCGATACATCCCATCTCCCTCGGGGGCAATGAGATGCGCTTCGTCCACGAGCACGAGGTCAAATGGCTCAAAGTCGGCCGCACGCTTGTAAATACTTTGAATGCCAGCGACCGTAACTGGCGATTGCGTCTCGCGAAGGTTGAGTCCGGCTGAGTAAATCCCAAAGGGAACCTCCGGGCACACTGCGCGCAGTTTATCGGCAGTCTGCTCCAACAGCTCCTTGACGTGCGCCAGAATCAAGACGCGGCCGCTCCAGAGATTAACCGCATCCCGGCAAATGGCTGCCATCACCGGACTTTTGCCGCCAGCGGTCGGAATCACGACGCACGGATTGTCATCGCGAGTACGCAGGTGCTGGTACACCGCGTCAATAGCTTGCTTTTGGTAGTTGCGGAGCTGCATTAGGTCGCCCCAAGTGTGCTGGCGAATGCCTCAGGATCAGGACAAAGTGGTTCACCGTTGTGGCGTTTTGCTCCGCGCTGCTTCTGCAGTGCATCTTCGGTGATGTTGCGCCGCATGTTGATCCGGCTGCACCGTGGACAGATGCGATTGCCAGGTCCGGCGGAGTCAAACGTTTTGTTGCACTTGAGACACGTTCGCTTCTTCATTGACATGATGTTCCTCCCTGCGTCCTATTTCGCGGTCGAGATACCAGCGAGCCTTTTTGAGGTCGTCGAGCGACCGCCCCTTGTGAGCCGCCCGCGCGACATACTTCACAACGTTGCCAAGATGAAAGCCAAGTTGCCATGCTTCGATGGCATCGATCACTTCGATGGCACCGAACGTGTAATGAGGTGGGTGGTTAATCGAATCGGACGTCGCCATCGGCGTACTCCTTCAAGCTGACTATCGCCTTGCCGCCGGGCACAACTCGGCGACGAACAATCGTGAGCTTGTCAATCTGCGAATCGTCGTCGTAAATACCACCATGCATCATCGAGTCGAGTAAGCTCTTCATTGCGTTATCGAGATCGCGCCTGCGATGATCGGGTGGATAAACGTCGATCAGTAGTTCGAGTCGTCCCAGAAAAGGCCGCATTCGTCCCGCCGCGAGGATCGCTGCAACCGCATTCCGGTACGCGCGTCCCTCGCGGCTGACCAGCACCTTTCGGCCAACATGCCGCCAGTAGTGGTTCACGCTCGGCGGATAGGGCAACTCCAAGGTGATCATGCGCCTCGCTTCCAAGGCGGTGAAGTTTTTGCCAGGGCGGGAGTCGCCACGGGAGGTGCCGAGTCCTTCTTGGCGTAACCTTTGACCTCGTTGGTGATGTCACCCGTGTCAGCACGTTTCTTGCACTTCACCGTGATGAGGAGCGGCAAGTTGTGTAGTTCGGCCGAGTCCGTGGGTGACATCACTCCCACCGCGCGGCAAATGGCCGAGAGCTCGGCGCGCGCGATTTGCACCGCCGTGGCATTGGGATTATCGAGATTGAGGCGAGCCCACAGAAACCGACCCTTGTAGGGACCGTCAAGCAGTTGAAACGTGAACTGCAAGTACTGCCCGGTGCCTGAGGCTGTCGGTTTGAATTCACTTTCGGTGATCACCGCCAAATATTTGCCGGCTGGAATTGGGGCAAGATCGGTTGCTGGTTCGACTTGGTTTGCATCAAAGCCATATAGATCAGCCATTTGCGGGAACTCCTTCAGTTGGGGATGGTTGGGTAAACGACCGAATAAATGCGTCCCACGAGAGCGGCAATTGCTCGGGAAGCGAGTAGCGGTTTTTGGCAACACACGACGGACCGCCAATGGTGCGCAGCACGCGCTCGCCACCATCTTTGCCAAGCGCATGGGCAATCCCCCGTTTGCGATTAAAACCGGTCTCCTCGGATTGCACGCGAATCTTTCGTGTGGCAAAGATAACCGCGTCCGCCCATTCACAAACGAGTCCGCAGGCATGTTTGTGTAGCCTGGGGGAATATCGGTCGTAGGACGTTGCTTCGGGGTCCTCGAACTTTTCGACCTTGGCATGGGCTATGCAGAGCACGATCATGCCGCGTTCCGTTCGCAAACGATTTAGCAAAGTCAGTACCGACCGCCAATGAACCAAAGCGTGCGTATAACCCTTGGCGTAACCACCGTCGACTTTTTCAATCGACGAGACGTTGTACTGTCGGCATAGCTCGTCAAAGATCAGACGCTCTAGCCAATCGAGAGAATCAATAACGACCGTTTGGTAGTCATGTTCGTCGGAAAGGAGTGAATACAACGCGGCAAGAACGTCCTCAAGACCCTTAGCGAGCGGGAACTTGTCGCAGTCGAGTTCACCAAGGCCGTCCTCGGTCTGAATGAATACTGGCGCGGGCGCGCTTGCGGCAAACGTGGATTTGCCGATCCCCTCGGTGCCGTATAGAACCAAACGGGGAGGCAACGCTTGTTTGCCCTTGTGGATTTGCTCAAGCAAGCTCATGTGGTTTTCCTTGGGCTGACTAGGAGAGTTCAATTTGCAGACGACTGATATGAAACGAGTGGTCGCCGAATTCGCGGCGCAGAAAGCCAACAAAGAGGCGATTGAGATCACGGCCGACGGTCGACGTCGATTCAATCGCACATTGGCGATGCTCGGCGCAAACTACGAAGGTCGCGTCGAGATGTACCTGGGATTCACCGTGCAGGCTCTCCGCAGCCAGAATGGCTAGAAGTAGTGCCGCTTCGACATCTTCAAATGGAGGACCAGGAGGAAATGAGTACCGATAGGCTTCGTATTTCATGGAATGACTCGCTGTAGTGAAAAGTGTCGCTATCTATGAGCTACCCGGAATTGCACCAAGGTGACGGCGCACGCTTACAAAAAATTCTCAATGCCCAAGTTCACGAAGTGGGCGCGCAGTCGAGCGCGAGCCGTATACAGCGTCGTGCGCGGCACACCTAACTGCCGGGCTACGTCAGCAATGCTGTCCGCCGCCAGTCGATCGGCGAGGTCGCGTAGGTCGGGCGGCAGCTGTTCGAGCGCCGTGGCGACGTCCATCGTGCGGTCTGCAACCCGAGTTTCATCAACAACGTCTCGACCAAGACGCGCGGCCAGGTCGCGGTCGGTAATGGACTGTGCCAACTCCATTTGCACCCCGTTGACCTCGCAGTTTTCGTTGAGCGAGTCGACAAATCGGTCGTCCCGTTTAGGGTTCGACCGGTTGCGCAGAATCGTGGCGCAATGGCGTTCGATCACGGCCGTTATAAAGACCCTCCAATGTCCGGCCTCGGGTTTATAGGAGGGGGTGGCCTGGAGGACACGCATGAACAAGTCCTGCTCAAGGTCATCCCGGTCGCCTTTTCTTAGGCCGGCCATTCCAATGAGTTGCTTGGCCTTGAGACGAACAAGGCGTTTGGTGAAGGCATCAATTCGACCGCTAGTTGCATCGATGAACATAAAATCTCCTTGCATGCGCGCAGCGTTAGCAACGAGGGGCGACGCACAGCAAGGAGCCGCAGGCCAACGAAAAAACGGAGGCGATGCGAGTAGCGCCATAGGCGGCGTCCCCACAATCGCCTCCGCTACGCGGCTGGCTAAATG